GTCAGGGATTGCTCGGTTAAAAAGAAGGAAAATCCTTAATATAGAAATCCTTAATATAGATACACCCGGTGGCCTTGGCGCCCTCACGCCCAACTACCTATCAATCGACTAGAATCATCATAATCTGTCATGTCATTGTAGGCCATAAAAATAACATCCCAGCCAGGGTGACTAGGAATAGGCTCACCAGCAACCAACTCATCCAGCAGCGACTCCATTTCCAGCTGCATCGATACCGAGACTCCAGTAACGCGCTCAAAGCTGGACCGAGTAACATCGTCCGGCAATGCACGTCGCACGGCTCTTTTAAATCTAAAATCCAAATCAGTGTCGAAGTCACAAACACGAGTAAACGACGCCGCATACCTATGCCAATAAGCGGCAAGACTACCAATAACAGGGCATCCACTGTTTTCAACCAACTCACACTCAGCAACAGCCATAGCTCGTCGTCTTGATTGTAAAGGAGCAAGTTTTCCAACGCTGAACGGCGCCCGAAACAAAGTCTTATAAGGCAGACGGAAACCTTCCCAGCCCATCTTCGATTGTAAATATATAACTGAAGCAAATTCTGAGTCTTCTGCGTGACAGAGCTTAACCTTTGCGATGTGCCCGCAACGCTCAAAATGGCGGCGAACATACCCAACGTCAGGTGCTCGCAACAAGCGCAAGTCGCTATCGTCACCTTTAACGGCAAAGTCAGTGTCCACGTCACTGAGTCCCAAGTCCAGAAGCATCGCGCGTATGATGACATAGTTGAGAATACCATTCCCCAATGATGTGTGCATGTCTCCCGAAAAGCGTTGATAATGAAGCCGAATATGACGGCCACTGCGATAGCGGCAGTCGCCATGAGACAAAGCTTCAAACAAATCAGTGGGAGGACAATGCACCCCCAGTAAACCCCGAAACACATACTGCTCAACAGCAAGTAACTCACGAGAAATGTGAGCATCCCATGCCGTTGCATCCACATTAACAGCCCAATGTTCTCCCAACTTGCGCATGGCGCGATCCATGAATTGACCGTAGGCATGGTGGTTCCAAGCTTGGGCGAAATGGGGGTTGGAATACAACATTTGTTCAACGCACCAGACGTATGGTCCCCAGAGGGCTTGCATTGCTTGATTACGTGATGAGATGAGGTGTGGTTTCTTGCCACAGGCTGTTTTCTCTTTCTTGACAAACATATCAACTTTTCGCAAGGTCCGCCATGTAATGGCCGATCCTTGGCATTGTTGTCTGCCCCGAATCCGCTGGGGTCGTTTGCTAGCGGGCAGGCGCTGCAACCAGCGGTCGAAAAATCCTGTGAAACAACTGTGTCCTGGATGGTACCGGGCAGGGTGGGCAACGGTGCGGTAATACGTTCTCGATCAATCACGGCAACAGAAGCTATCAGTTCATTTGCTGCTTTATAAAGAAGTGGTAATACCGTCTGATCCAC